GCCGACGACCGCCCCGACCGCCACCGTCGCCCGCTCCGACGCCGCGGAGATCGCCAAGCTCTGCGTCGATGGCGGTGTCCCGGCCATGGCCTCGACCCTCCTCGCCGAGGGCGTGACGATCGACCAGGCCAAGGCCCGGATCGGCGCCGCCAGCGAGATCAAGAACCTCGTCGCGCTCGCGCGCCGCAAGGATCCGACCCTGCCGGCCGACCTCGACGCCACGATGCTCGCCGAGGGCAAGACCGTGGAGCAGGCTCGCGCCGCGCTCTTCGACAAGCTGGTGGCGGCCGAGGAGAAGACCTCGATCTCGTCCCATCCCCCGGCGCCCACGGGCAATGCCGGCCTCACCGCCTCCGCCAGCAGCATGGAGCGAGAGCTCCGCCGCGCCGGCATGAAGAAGGACGCCTGATCCATGGCCCTCCTCGAGACCGCGATCGTCGCCTCCGACTGGCTGAAGTCGGAGGACGATTCCTACCGCAGCCGCGACACGGCGATCATCGCCGCGGGCTCCGGCAAGCTCGTCTCCGGCACCGTGCTCGCCAAGGTCGGCGCCAAGTACGTGCCGGCCGCCGCCGCCGGCTCCGACGGCTCGCAGACCGCCGTTGCGGTGCTGCTGTTCCCGGTCGACGCCACGAGCGCCGACGCTAAGGCGGTGATCGTGTCCCGGCACGCCATCGCGAGCCACGCCGGCCTCACCTATGGGGCCACCATCAACGATGCCACGAAGCGCGCGGCGGCGAACGCCCAGCTGAACGCCGTCGGCATCATCGTCCGCCAGGGGGCCTGACCCGCGATGCCCACGATCCTCGACATCTTCAACCAGGACGCCTTCTCGGCGTCGGCCCTGACCGGCAACGTCACCCTGGTGCCGAACAGCTACGGGCGCATCAACGAACTCGGGCTGTTCACGCCCGAGCCGATCGCCACCACCTCGGTGACCCTCTTCATCGAGAACGGCGTGCTCACCCTGCTGCCGACCCGGCCGCGCGGCGGCCCGGCGTCCCTCGGCACCCGCGGCAAGCAGAAGCCGAAGGCCTTCTACGTGCCGCACATCCCGCACGACGACAGCGTGCTGGCGACCGACGTCCAGAACATGCTGGCGCTCTCGCCGAACGGCGTCGCCGGCCTGGAAACCGTGCTCGGCTTCGTGAACCGCAAGCTCATCACGATGCGCCGCAAGCACGCGATCACGCTGGAGAACCTGCGGATCGGGGCGCTCAAGGGCGTGGTGCGCGATTCCGATGGCTCGGTCATCGTGAACTACTTCACCGAGTTCGGCATCACCGAGCAGGTGGTGGACTTCACGTTCGGCACTGCCTCCACCGACGTGCTCGGGAAATGCCAGGACGTGACCGGTTACATGGAGGACAACCTCCTCGGGGAGACGATGACTGGCGTGCACGCGCTGTGCTCGCCCGAATGGTTCCGCAAGTTCACCTCGCACGCGAGCGTGAAGGAAGCCTTCAAGTACTACCAGTCCGGGCCGCAGATCCTGCGCGAGGACGTCCGCAAGGGCTTCACCTTCGGCGGCATCACCTTCGAGGAGTACCGCGGCTCGGCCTCCTACATACAGGAGGACGGTACTACCAGCGTGCCGCAGCGGTTCATCCCGGCCGGCGACGTGCGGTTCTTCCCGCTCGGCACCACCGACACCTTCACGAACTACTGGGCGCCGCCCGATTTCTGGTCGGAAGTGAACCTAGCGCCGGCGATCAGTGACGCCGAGGTGTTCGTGGCGCCGCTCGAGCCGAAGAAGTTCGGCAAGGGCATGGACATCCACACCGAGTCCAACCCGCTCCCGCTCGTGAAGCGCCCGGCCCTGCTGGTGCGCGGCACCACCTCGAACTGAGGCGCGGCTTGCGGCCCATCCGCATGCTCGTCGCCGACGAGGTCGACCACTGGCCGCCCGGCACCCTGGGCGGCCCCATCGTTCTGACGCCTGCACGGCAGGCCTTCATCGAGAGGAGACGCGCCATGCGCCTGCGTGAGAAGGGCAAGACCGACGGCGAGCCCGTCACCATGGGGTGGGACGAGGCGCAGGCGGCCCTCGCCGCCGGCACCCACGAGGTCGCCGAGGGCTCGGATACCGGCGGCGGTGATGCTCCGGCGGCCGAGGGCGAGGCCAGCGCCGGCGCCGACCAGGGCAAGCAGGGCGGCGACACCGCCAAGGCCAAGGCCGAGGCCGACAAGGGGCAGCGCGCCGCCCGATGAGCGTCCTGTCGATGGCGGTGGACGCCCTCTTCGATGACCCGAACCTCAGCCGTGACGCCGTGTGGCGCGCGGGCGGTGCCGGCGATGGCCTGCCCGTCCGCATCCGTCGGCGCTCGCCGGAGGCCATCATCGGGGTGGGAGACAACCGCTTCGACCTCGACGCCATGCTGATCGACGTCCGCCTCTCCGAGGTGCCCAACCCCGCCAAGGGCGACACCTTCGAGGTGGAGGCCGACGACGGCGAGCCCGGCGGCCTGTTCGAGGTCATCGGGCTCGCTACCATCGACAGCCACCGGCTGGTGCGGACCTGCGAGGTGGCAGCGGTCGCCGAGGACGATCCGGAGGACGAGGGGCCGTGAGGCCAACCGTCCAGGTGCCGGATATCCGCGGTGCGCTGGCCGGCACCGAGGTACAGATCGCCCGTTCGGTCACGGCCGGCATGCGGCAGGTCACCGACGGGCTGAAGGAGGACCTGCGCGCCGAGGTGCGCGAAGCAGGGCTCGGCCCGCGCCTCGCCAACACCTGGCGCGGGCAGACCTTCCCCAAGACCGGCGAGAGCGCGGACGCGGCGGCCTACGTCTCCTCGAACGCCCCGAAGCTGATCGATGCCTTCGACCGCGGCGTGACGATCAAGGCGAAGGGCGGCCAGTATCTCGCGATCCCGACGCCCGATGCCGGCGTCCGGCAGCTGTCCAAGCGGCGCACGAAGGGCTCGACCGACAACACCCTGTCCCCCGCAGCGTGGGAGCGTGAGACCGGCACGAAGCTGCGGTTCGTCCCGACCCGCAGCGGCGGCGTGCTGGTCGCCGATGCCTTCTACCGCCGGCAGGCCTCGCGCTTCCAGCGCCGCAAGAGCTTCCGCCCGATCCGCGAGGCCGGGCCGGCGAAGGGGCGCACCTTCGTGGTGATCTTCGTCCTGGTGCGCCAGGCCAAGCTCCGCAAGCGGCTGGACATCAACACGACGGCCAGGGCTTGGGCCGAGCGCGTGCCCGCCGCCATCGCCGCCAACTGGCAGGCCTGAGCGCCCGCCCATCTCAAGGTGAGCCCCATGATTCGCCATCTGGCCGGCCTGCTGGCCGCGCTTCTCTGCGCCTCTGCCGCACTTGCGGAGGCGCCGCCGTCGAAGGCGCCCGGGGTGCCGTTCGGAACCGGCACCCAGCCGGTCGTGGTCTACGACGCCGCCGGCAATGTCGTGTCCGGCTTTGGCGGTGCCTCAGCCGGTGTCACCCGCACCCGCCTGACCTGCACTCTCCCGGCCTACGCCACGGGCGGCAACATCGTCTGCACCGACGCGACGGGCGCCCAGACCACGACAGCCTGTGCGGCCAATACGGCGTGTCTGGTGAGCGGGAGCAATCCGGCGAGAAAGGCGGCGGAGTTCACGAACCGGACGCCCGGCTCGACGATCGACGTCGGCTATTCCGCGACCACCGCCCCCGGCAACAGCAAGGGCTACGACGGGCCGAGCGCGACCAACGGCCAGGGTGGATCGGGGACCGAGAACCCGGCACACGTCGGCGCCTATTACGCCGCCAGCAATACCGCCGGCGCCGTCCTCGTGTTCGTGCAGGGGCAGTGATGCGGTTCCTTCGTCTCGCCGCGGCGCTCCTGTGTCTGCTGCCGGGGATGGCGGTCGCGGATGACGGTCCTCCGTTCGGCGCCGGCTCCGCCATCAACCTCAACGGCGTCCAGACGACCGTTGGCGCCGCCCTCACGGCTCGGCCAACCCCCACCGTCGGCCAGCGCGCTCCGACGGCCTCCGACGACAGCACGGCCGGCTACGCGGTCGGCAATCTCTGGACCTACGGCGGAACCACTTGGCAGGCGCAGCGCGTCACCGCCGGGCAGGCGGCGTGGCTGCCGGTCGTCACGGGGCTGCTGCCGCTCGACGCCGTGGCGAATGCCGGTGTCGCCTACGGCACTAGGAAGCTGCGGGCCGGCTACACGGGCAATGCCCTCGTGCTCACCCGGGCATCCGACAGCACCATGCTGGCGCTCGGTTTCGTCGCAGGCGCGGTCGATGTGGCATCGGGCGACGCCTTCTGCCTCAACACCACTTGCGCGGTGACGACGTGGTTCGACCAGAGCGGTGCCGGCTACGACGCGACGCAGACCACGATCGCCAACGCGCCGGCCTGGAACGGCCTCAACACCGTGATCGGCACGCGGGCGGTGTCGTTCAATTCGAACCCGCACTCGTTCGGTGCGACGCCCGTTACCCCGAAATACCTCAACGTCCCGACCGGGTTCAGCTGGACCCCGAGCACGAGCACCATCGCGTTCGTCGGGCAGCAGGTCGCCGGCAACGAACAACGCAGGATCTTCGCGACCACCGACAACGCTCGCGGCATTCTGACGAGTTTTTATACGGGCTACACCCTGATCGGGCAGAGCACGGCCTGCAACGCCGCGGCGCCCGTCCAGACGCCCGCCGTCGAGCCGGCCGTCGTCATCCTTCAGCAACAGAGCAACGTCTTCACCTGCCTGAGCAACAATGGCCAGAGCAGCAACACCGTAGGCGGCACAACCTCTGCCTATACCGGCGCAATCCTCGGGTCGAACCAAACCGGAAGCCCCAGCAGCGCCGACCTGACGGCTTTCATCGTCTACAATCGGTCGGTCTCGGCGGCCGAGCTGGCGACCCTGCGGGCCTCCCTGAGCGCGACTTTCAATATTGCGCCCCAAGCCGACAGCACCATCGTCATGGACGGCGACAGCTCGTCGATGGGCCAGGGGTCGCTCACGAACAACTCCTACGCACGCCAAGCTATCCCGCTGATCTCCCGACCGGTGCAGGTCCGCATCCAGGCGATCTACGGCAACACCCTCGCCAACCGGCTAGCGAATTTCTCGACGCAGATCGCGCCCTTACGCTCGGCCAGTCAGAAGAACTTCGTCGTTCACCTGATGGGGTTCGGCAACGACATCCGTGGGGGAGCGACCGCGGCTTCGATCATCGCGAACCATCAGAGCTACGCAGCAGCAGCCAAGGCTCTCGGCTCGAATGTCCGCCTCATCATCGGGACAAACCCGGTGCAGGGCGACATCTTCAACAACGCGAGCCAACGGGGTGTGCTCCAGGCGGTGAACGACTGGCTCCGCGCCAACTGGTCCGTGCCGCAGGCGCAGGGCGGCCTCGGCGCGGATGCCCTCGCCGATTACTGGGCCGATCCGACCGTGGGCCCGGGCTCCTACGCCTCCTCGGCCTACGGCTCGACCACCTACAGCCTCGACACACAGCACCCGACCGATCTGAACATGTCCTATCTGGCCGTGACCCTCGCGGGTGCGGCCAACGCGGCTATGCGGTGAGCCCACCATGCTCCGCGCCCTCCCGCTCCTCGCCTGCCTGATCGCCTCCCCGGCTCTCGGGCAGAGCAGCCCGCCTCCGGCGCCGATGAACCCACAGCCGATGCCGTTCGTGCGGGCGACGCGGAGCAGCTTCACGCTCGCGGCAACGGTGACCCCGACGCAGTACCTGATCACGCAGCCGGTCGGCGCGAAGACCTACCGGTTCTTCCAGCCGTGCGTTCAGGCCGACCAGCGCATCATGAGCGTGGCACCCCTGGAGCCGATCGTGAGCGTGCCGACCCCGTACCCGGGTGTCCGGCGCGTCACCTCGAAGACGGAGGTGATCGACGACGCGAGCGGCATCATCTTCGGCGCCGGATCGGAGACGCTGGGCTCCGGCAGCAACCCGGTGCCCGGCACGATGGACCGGGTCGTCTCGACGATGATCGTTCCGAAGCCGGGCTACTCGACGGCGGCCGACATCGCCAACCTGACGTGCCGCGGCGAGCTGCACTACGGGAACAGCAACTGATGCGCGCCCTGGCTCGCCTCACGCTTTGCCTGCTCTTGCTGGGCGGCTCGGCGCTCGCTCGACCGGCTGGTCCTCCGGGGCCTCCTGGGCAGGCCGGCGCGCAAGGTGAGCGCGGACCGAAGGGGGACCAGGGTGAGCGAGGAATTCCTGGAGAGGCTGGACCGCCTGGACCGAATGGCGAACGCGGCCCCGCAGGGCCTCCTGGTCCACAGGGCAACACTGGATCTCCGGGCTTGCCTGGTCCGGCCGGGACCGCTGGCGGGAAGGGCGATACCGGCCCAGCCGGACCGGCTGGGCCCGCCGGGACCGCTGGTCAGGCAGGATCGCCCGGGCCGGCCGGCGCACCCCGCCGCGTCGAGCGCTACACCCAGCCCGCGAACGCCAGCGGCATCGCCACCTTCACGTGGACCGCCTGCACCACGACCCCTGACGTCGACGTAATCCCGGGGTGGGTCACGATCGGCGGCGTGCAGCAGATGGTGACGGGCGGCGTCACCTCACAGTCCGCGTCCGGCGCGACCGTGGCCGTCAAGGTCTCGCAGGGCACGCTCGCCCTCTCCGGCACGCCGTTCCGGCAGGCCGACAGCGGCACGGCCTCGACCGTCCGCGTGATCTGTAACTGATCGGGCTCCCATGCCGAGCAAACGAGAGCAGGTCCTGCAGGCCGTTTCGGACCTGCTGAAGGCCGCCCTGCCGAAGGCGTCGCACTTCCGCAACGAGGTGAAGCCGGAGCAGATCCCGGCCGGCGGCTTCGTCAACATGGATGACGGCGACCCGGGCGAGCCCGAGGTCACGCTGAGCCCCACGACCTGGATCTACGAGCACGCCATTCCGGTCGATGTCGCTGCGCTCAAGAGCCGGACCGTCAGCGCCGAGCTGCGGCTGGACGCCATGCTG